GCTCTCCAAACAGGCTTGTGCAATGCACAGCGACGGCAGAAGATGCGCGTTCAGGCAGCGGCTCTGGCACTTCTCGGCCATGACGTCAATGAACGTCTGCTCCTGCGTCTTGGCGGGCGCAGCGTCGGCCACGTCGCCCCTCAAGCGCTTCGTGACCTGTGCCGCAATGTCCGGGAACTTGCTTTTCAGATACGGCCCGGGGCAAGCGGTAGCCGCGTAGAAGCAGTGCATCGTGAGCGAACCGTTCTTGTCGCCGGTGTAGGTCAGCTCCTTGATGCCGTTGCGGCGGCAAATGTCGGTGCAGAGGTCGAGCAGCGCCGCATAGGCCTTGCCGCTGATGTGCCAGTCCGGCGCACCGCCGTCGTTGGCGACTTCGATAGTAATGGCCCGCTGGTCGTTCCACGGGCTGGAACTGCACCACGACCTGTCCGCCTCGTGGCAGAACAGCCCGATACGCCCGCTGGATTCGATGGCGTAGTTTGCGCTCATCTGGCGTGAGGGCCTGCCGACAAGAGCGCCGAAAGATTCAAGCGTCGTGTTACCAGCCATGTGATGAACGGTAATCTTGCTGATGGGCTGGCTCCGGGGCCGGTTGCAGTTTGGGCTGATGGCCGTGTAAACGGCCAGTGCAGAATCACTCATTCTCGTTTTCTCCCTTCCCGTTCGACAGCTCCTCGTCCATTTCAGGCGACAGAATCATTTCATCCTTCATTGGTTTCACTCTCCTTTTCGTTGGTGGTATTTTCAGCGCCGTCAACCTCCGGCACATCCGGCGTCTCCGTAACCTTGTCTGCGCTCTCTCTTGCATCCAGCGCATCATAATACGCCTGCGCCAGCGCTTCCACCTCTGCAATGTCCGCCTCATCCAGCAGGCCGTTGTCAAGGTGCGTGTACGCCTTGTCCAACCAGAACGCAACGTCGCGTCCTGCTGCAATCTCTCGCTTGATACTGCGCAGGGTTAAGTCGTGCCGTGCTTTACTCTTGATAGCCATTTTATTACTCCTTTCAGTTGATAGAAGCAACCGCTGCTTCCAAATCCTCAATGCGTTTAATGGGGTCTGCGCGTCCCGTCACAGTCGCGCTGTCGGCATCTGTCAGTACAGTGTTTGTGCCTGCAAGCGCGGGGATTGGCTGTGCGCCTGTCGCAGTGAAGGGCACAGGCTCTGACAGCTTGTAGGCGATTTGTACAGGCGTGCCAGCGGCTTTCTGGGCGGCAAGGTAGGATTTCAAATCATTGACTGTTGCGAAAGGTCCATCTGAGGCCACGTGAAGTACGACGCTTGTAGAAGAAATGCGTACAAAGTTAAACGGATATTCATTAAATTTTTTTTTGTTATCAAAATGGCTTGAAATTCCCAAAACCGCAGAATAAGGTTCTAGTATTCCATATAATGCCCATTGCTGCTGTTTTGTGCTCGGGACGGAGCCGTTGTCCATCCACCGCTCTGTTCCGTCTAACGTCAGTATTTTCCACGTCTCCTGCCCATCACCCGTCACCGCGTCCACCTCACCACCATACACGGTTTCAGGCAGGGTCAGGATGCTGGTCTGCCCGATGTATGGTGTGTAGGTGGTGGGAGTGTCCTTCGATACGACAATCGCAACAGTCATATCAATAACATCGCCTTCTACAAACTCTGCATTCATAGCAATAGCAGTTTCATCTTTTGTCCGTAGTCCGTAAAGCCTGTAAGTTTGCTTCGTTCCCTCTATTGTAAATCCGGTGATTTTTAGATTTCTTCCTGCAAGAAGTTTTTGCTGGGTGTCAAGGATGGCGAAGATGCCACCTCCACCTTCAAGGTTGTAAGTTCCTTTTAAATGAACCTTGTTATCCCCAATATAAGTTATCGTTAAGCCATACGGTGTATAAGTTACATGGGCGTTCTCTTTTGGATTCAGCAGATTCTCCCCGCACCGCTCCACCGTCACGCTGTCACGTCCCTTGATTGGGCGAATGTTTTCGGGGCTTGGTGTTCCGCTGCCTTCTTGCACCGGCTCCCAGCTGGCCTTTACCCCCAGCGGATAACCCGCCACAGGGTAGCACAACACCGGATTCCCGGATTCCTTGATTTCCGGGCAGAGCATGTCCACGATGTTCTTGCTGCTCCACGTATTTTCACCAATGGTGCTGTCATCGGGGTAGGCACGCTGCATCTGGTTTTTCAGTGTGCCAATGTCTTTCATCGCCTGACTGTAGTCAGAGGGCATCCCGTCAACGAGGGTCTGTGCCTTGTCCGCGCTGTTCTTGGCATTGTCGGCGAATCCCTTGGCTTGGTCTCTAACGGCCTCAGTCTGGGCCTTAATCTGCTCTGTGTCAGCCTTAACAGCTGTCACATCTTTCAAGAGCTGCTGAATAGTCTTGTACTCGTCGCTGCTGATAATAGCATTTTCAGGTAGAGGGTTTCTGTCGAAGTGCAGCCAGATGGGCGCACTGCCTGCAATGCCACCGCCGACAGTGATTTCAACAATCGGGTAATAGTCGCCCCAGCCAGTAGACATCTGCGGAGTGACAGCGAAATATGCGATTGTGCGCTCTGCATTCACGCCAAGCGCAGGATTGTACACATGATAGCCGTCGCGCTTGTCCATGCGGATGTTTACATCTGCGTCAGACGGGACTTTATACTCTGTGCCGCCTTTTTTGAGCGAAACGCAAAGAACAGGGATTGTCTGGTCGTACTGTACCAGATTGACGGCCTTTTTGTCTGGCCGACTGTCGAAGTCTACGGTACACGATTTGAGATGTGCTGTAGACAACGGTTCATAAATAGTTGCTGCCAAGTTTGACCCTCCTCTTAGTAGTAAATCAGCGTGATCTGGCGGTTCACGATGCCGTTTCCGCTCCATTCCATGGTGATAGTGTTCCCGCTGATGTACAGGTCCCCGATCTCCGAGCTATCCCCACTTCGCGCGATGTCGCGGATGCCGACCAGCGTTCCCCCTGTAAAAGTGTAACTCCAGGGGCCCCCGTCTGTGGCCATGGTAATTGTCACCGTTTTCAGACTCACCGCGGTAACTTGCCCGCTCCCGTTATGGTAGCCGGAGGGGACGGTTGCCACGCCTCCGGGGTTGATTGCCTTTCCCCAGTTGCCCCGATTTGGCATTGAGCCGCCAACGTTCACGCCCGCTTCGGCGCTCGTAAAATTGTTGCCCGCCAGAACTGCGGACGCAGGAGCAGAGCCGACAGGGATTGCAACCTCTGGATAACCTGCGCCAGCGTCGTCCTTATAAGCGCCTTTGGGAATACGCGCATTTAGGTTTCCGCTGCCGACGCTGTAGGAGACAGGGGAAACGGTTTTGGGCTGTATAGGCAAATTACCAGTCTTGATTGTCTTATTTTTGGCGTAATACTTCTTACCGTCCAGCACATCATCAGGCTCGGCGGTAGCTAGTGCCAGCTTGTTTGCGCCGAGGCCACCGCCGCCGTTAAAATTTAGCTGTGTGCCATCATAGGTGAACAGCACCCATCTGTCTTTGACAATCGTGTCCGCGTCAACGGCGTTTGCGCCCACATACGCAGGCACAGCCTTGCCATTGATGCTGAACGTGTCTCCGCTGGCGAACGTTGCAGGGGCCTTGAAGCGTCCCACAGCGCCAGAGCCAGTCAGTGCAAACGTGTTGCCTGTTTTGGCGCAGCTGTACACCTGTACAGTAGCAGATGTGCCAAGCCCCGTAGGGTCGTAGACGTCTTTAAGCATGGTAGCGCTGCCAGCCTTAATAGCTGCAATCTCGTCCGCCATCGACTTGATAAGAGCTTCATATTGCTTTTGCAGCGTACCAGTCGGCAGCCCGGTCACGCCGTCACGCATAAGGCCGCAGACACTTTCATCAAGCATCGTGTTGGTGACGTCTGCGGCGCTTACTGTAAGGCTGCCAGCAGGGACAGACACAGTGTATAGACCAAGCTCATACAGCAGCTCGGAGCGCGTTAGAGTGGGCGCTACAGGACTTGAAGCGGGTGTGCCGGTCTTTACCTCAAACGTGCTTTCGTTAGTGCTCTTAGTGAAGCGAAGCACGATTCTGTCAATGCGGGGGAGCGCACCGTCCGCAATGGGGATTGCTACAGATACATTTTCCGTGCTAACAACGCTTTTCCCTTTGAACGTGCCGTTGTTAATCCAGGCCATGCCTGTCCCGATGGTGATTTTTCGTGCCTCTGTAACGGTTGCGGGAAACGATTCGGCAGCATATACACCGCTTATGCGGGTGCAGAGGTAGGTCTCTGCATCTTCTGCCGTGTACTCCACATCGTTCAGAGGATATGTGATAATTGCCATTTAGTACCTCTTTGTAATTACAGGTGTCCCGAGTTCAACGCTGTGCTGTGTGACATTGTTCTGCGCAGTAATGGTCTTTCCCATGATACGGACTTTCGCATTGATGCCCAGCTCTGGAAAAATGCAGGAAACAATGTCTCCCAAGTTCACGCAGTCGGAATCAATATCAAAGTCCAGCGTTTCAAGGCGCAGCTGCTCAAGCAACTTGCCTTTCCCGTACTCCACAAGCCGCGCTTTGTAGTCCTCTAGGCTTTCGTCGTTTTTCTGCTGCTCCTGCCGAGCGTCTACGTACATTTCGCGGCGGTCAATGCCCGCTGAGGCCGTGTCGCCTGCATAAACGGTGATACGCTCGTCGCCTGTGCCCGCGCCAGCAACGATAGCGACATTTTTGTAGCTTGATGTTGATACGCAGTAGTCCAGGTTTCCAACGTTCTGAAACCATGTCGAAAACTTGACTGTTTGGCTTTCGCCGGGCTTGTACACCTCAAAAAGCAGTTTTCTATTCGGCTTGTCAAAGCGCAACCTGAAACCTGCATCAACGGACTGCGCTATTTTTTCACAGTATTCCTCAATGGTCTGGTCGGACGTTTGGGCCTCAAACTTGTCAGCAAGCCCACAGGACGTGCCAAGAGCCACGCAGGGCCACGCTTGCATATTCTGAATAAGAGTACGCATCGCGGTTTCTGCGTTGATATTAGATAGCTCTGCGATGCTTACACGGTCAGACAAAAGCCGTGTTGCAGGAGCGCCGTTGACAATGATTTTGTTTCCCTCCGTCTGTACGGATTTTATAATCATAAGCGTGTCGCTGTCGTCGATTTCGCAGTAATAGTCCTCTTTCATGAGGTCGCTGTATTCCTGCTGCTGCGACAATTCCAGCTGGAACGTGCCAAGCTGATTATATTTTTCCGTCCAGACAAGGGAGACAAACGTTTCAATCTGCCCGAGCTTGTTCAGTTGAGGGTCGTATACTCTACATATCATCGAATACCCCCACATAGGCGTCATTATAGAAAACGCTCGTATTCAAGGCGTGTTCAGCGCCGTCCGTGTAGGAATGCTTAAGAATGTTGTCGCCCGCGCGAATGTAGTACAGGTTGCTTGCGTCATCGAGCTTTCCGTAGATGTTAGTTTCTACGTCACCGCTCGTTTTGATGACGGCCAGACGCTTGGATGCGCCCTCCCGGCTTACTGTGATATACTCGCCAGCTTGCAGTGATTCGTTGATTTTCAGCTTTTCCAGCGTGTTCACATTCGTGATTTCTGGATTGCTCAACGGAAGCTGCGCATAGAAAATAACAGAGAACGTAACGTCCGTATCTCCGTCATTGATAAAGTTCATGAATACACTGCCGTCTGTAACGCCGAACTTGTGCTTTTTGTAGTTCACAGGGAACTTGAAGGACGGCGTCAGCTTTCCAATCTGCTGCCCTTTGCGGTCAGCTGCCAGCCAGTAAGGGAAGGGGCAGAGAACCGTAAACTGAAAAGCAGCGTCAAAGCGGCGCTGCTTGAAAGCCGGGGTCTTCTTCACGGTGCAGTTGCAGTAATAGCCGTCGCCGAAATACAGCTTGCCGAATGAGTTTGGCGTGAGAATGCGCAGCATTTTACGCTTCATCACTCTGCTGTCTCCCAGCAGGTAGCCGCTGACTTCCCGCGTGATTTCTCCGACAGTCGCGCTCTCAAAGGTCTTGCCGACCTGTTGAAAGCCCTGCGACAGCGCCACATCAACATCTACATCCGAAAGAGGGTCTATATTCACGATAGAACCGTAATTATAGCCGAAATACAGTGTTTCGCCGTCATCCCGCACAAATCTTGCTGTGTACATGCTTCACCCTCTTTCAAATTGCACCCATCATAAGCGCCCGCCGCTGCTCATACTGCGCCTCGCGCATAAGCTCTGCCGCAGTTTTGGCCTGACTGTAGATGTTTTGGATAATAGTCACGCCGCCAACAACAGCGTTTTTCTCGCCTTTGCGGTAGCTGTCGGCCTCTTTAGCCGTCAGAACCATTTCCCCGCGATGCAGGTTTGCAACGTAGCCGTTATAGGGGACATAGTCCAGACCGCCAGCGTGGGAGCCGTTTGTCTGCACCGTGCCGGTAAAGCCGGAGACCATGCCGTCTACGAAATTTCCGACCTGTTCTTTCAGCCAGCCGCCCATACTCTTAATACCCTCGAGCAAGCTCTTTGCCGCGTTCACGCCTAAATCAAAGATTTTGCCGGGTAATTCCTGAAGGCCCGTAACAACAGCATCTAGCAAATCTTTTGCGGCCTGTTCACCGTTTTTCCTCAATTCTTCGGCCCACTCTACGACTTTTTCAATCGTTTTTGTGAACCACTCTGCAATGTTTCCGGGCAACTGAGTAAAAAACTCAATTACGTTATTCAGGAACGTAGATGCAGCGTCGATTGCGTTGGACTTCATTTGCCCAGCCCATGCAATGACGTTTTGAATCGTGGTAGACAGGAATGTTAAAACGTTGCCGGGGAGTTGCGTAAAGAACTCAACTACGTTTTGCAAGAATTGGGAGCCAGCTTGCCGCGCATTCTCTGCCGTTTCTATCGCCCAAATTGCGATGTTTGCAAGCGCTGTGCCGAGAAATACGCCTAAGTTGTACGGGAGTTGCGAGAAAAATTCTACAACAGCATTGATAAAATTGCTGCCAGCTTGGCGGGCATTTTCCGCCGTCTGTGTAGCCCAGTCAGCAATGCTTTGCACGGCGTTTGCCATAAACTCAGATATTTTATCGGGGAGCTGTTGAAACCACTCTAACGCACTGTTAATCGCCTCTGGAACGGTCTCTGTGAAGAATGTAACAACAGTGGTCTTTACGAACTCAAAAATTTCGTTGACTTTGTTTCTGAAATCTTCGTTCGTTGCGTACAGAGTGGCAAATACGCCAATCAGAGCCGCAATCAGCGTGATTACGATTGCAATCGGGTTGGCTGACATAACGGCGTTTAGCGCAGCCTGCGCAGCCTTGAGTTTGCCTTGCGCTAAAGAAAGCAAATCAATTTTCCCAGTAAGCAGCCCAACGACAACTTCCGACCCTTTGAGCGTACCGTCCAAAGCGCCTTGTGCAACCTCTGAATCAGACAGCCCCATGCTGAACAGAGATACGGCGACTTTAGCCTCGTCGAAAGCGGTCACCATTTTCTGGATTTTCGTTCCAATTTGCCATCCGGCAATAGCAGTGCCAACCGCGTTAATGGCAGGAGCTAAGGTTTCTATAACAGGGATTACTTCGTTGACCGCCTCTTTGATTTCATCGAAAATATCAAAAATTACACTAAAATCAGAATTTTCGATTGCGCTCGTCAGCGCATTTACTATCGCGTCGCCAAAAAAAGAGAATAATTCCTCAATGATTGGCTGTAACTCGTCTGCCAAAAAGCTAAGGCCGTTAAATAGTGCTTCTATCCCTTCTACGACGGTTGGCATCATGCTTTCGATAACAGTGCTGACTACAGGGGCCAACTGTGCACCTATCTCAGTCATGGCGTTAATCAGCGTTGGGACAATTTCTTGGATACGCGGCAAAATGTTTTGAGCAGCAGTAAGAAGACTGTCTACGAAATTATTGATTAGCTGCTGAACATCTTGTTCTGGGTCTGCAATGCCTGTAAGCAGATTTTCCCAGGCGCTCTTCATCGAAGCTGTACTTCCTTGGATGGTAGTTGCAGCTTCTTTGCTGGTTGTTCCCATAATGTCCATGTTTGCCTGTACGACGTGAATCGCCTGTACAATATTCGCATAAGACATACTGGTTGCATCAACCGTTACGCCAAGTTCCGCTTGCGTGTCCTTCATGGCAGCGGCTTCTTTTATCAACCGCTTCATTTCAGCCTGTGTGCCACCATAGCCGAGCTTTAAGTTGTCAAGCATGGTGTAGTTCTGCTTTGCAAAGCCGTTATATGCGTCTTGGATGGAAGAAATATTGGTGCCCATCTTGTTCGCATTATCGGACATATCCGAAATTGCAGTATTCGCCATTTCAGCGGCTTTTTGTGTATCGCCGCCCAAACTTGAAACCAGAGCCGCAGCAAACGATGTTGATGTCTCCATGTACTCGTTTGCAGACAGGCCAACGTTCTTGTACGCGTCCTTTGCATAGCCCTCAATAATACCTGCGCTGTCCTTGTACAAGGTTTCTACGCCGCCGACAAGCTGCTCATAGTCTGCGTAACTGCTCAGGGATGCTTTTCCAATATCGAGAGCTGCACCTGCTGCCGATTTGCCAACAGATACAATCGTGCTTCCCACAGCTTTCAGGCCATCAAAAACAGCATTTCCAAGAAACGTCCCGCTGAATACATCCCAAAACGATGTTGTTTTGCCGCTTGCATCGTTTAACTGCCGTTCATAATCATCTGTATCAAGACTTAATTTTGCGTTTAGATTAAATACGTCCAACTTCTCACTCCTTTCTTGTTGATTTTTTGTTAGCCATGCTGTATCCTAGCTTTAGGAGGTGTTTTGCTATGGCAAAAGCTAAAAATGCAGTTATCGCAGGAGATTACGTCGGAAAGAAGGTCAATCTTTCTTTTGGTCGAGTTCAACTCGACATGGGATTGATGCCCGCAATCACATTAGACAGAAGCACCGTTGCAGATTATTCCATTCTGGATGAATCCCAGAAGAAATCTATGTCTTCTGGTGTGATGCGCGGGCTTGTTGGCGGCGCCATTCTTGGGCCTGCTGGTCTCGTGGCTGGCGCAGTCACCGCAAAACAAAAAGGCATTTATCAGATTGCAATTCAGCTGAAAGAAGACCCACAGTGGGTTGCAAGCGGTAAACGCTTTTTAATCGAGGTAGACGATAAAATCTACAAAGCCATTATGACAAACTGCTTCTAAAATGAGCCGCCCTATTTTTGGGGCGGCTCTTCCAGTTTTCTCAGCTTGTTCTTCATGTGTTCTTTGATTTCATCCGCTGTTCGTGTTTCTTCTGGCGGCGGGTTGATTATATCCCAGTACCTTTTCGGCTCGCTTTCTGTTTTTATCATGTTTTTTGTAATCGTGATAAGCACATCCGACATATAAACACGATATGCCACTTCATCCGTTTTTTCTTTGATTCGGTATGGCAGTGCCGACATAAACGCACGTGCGCTCAGTTTCGGCATGCTTAAGATTGCGACTATTACGCTTTCTGCTCCGTACCGAAAGACTGTTTGAAAAAATTAACGAAGTCCTCGTCTTTCACAAGCTCGTTAATCTGCGCCAACGTGCTTAAGAAACCCTGCTTTCCGCATTCTTCTGGGGTGAGGCCGTTGAACAGAGAAAGAATCGCATATACGTCTTCTCTGTGGTCTTTCAAGAAGATGGGAACAAGATTCACAACGCGCGTAAGGCCGAACCTATACACGTCAATCTGCGTATGTTCCCCTTTGGGAAGCCTGCGTTGAACCTCTGCAATGAGGTTTTTGTCATCGGCCATGTTCTGGATATGAGGGGCGGCGATGCACAAGACATCGCAGGTCTCGTCGGTAGTCATCTGAGAAAGCAGTCGCATTTTTTATCCCTCCGCGTCGATACTGTAGAACTCCATAGGGACAACGTCCTGTGCAGTGATGGAGACATGGCCAGTCAGCTCACAGGAAATCTGCCCCTTGCCGCTCTTGGTAGTCTGCAACGAGAAGCCACCAGTGGACAAAGCGTTTTTCAGGCAGATAGCAACGCAGCCACCATCTGCGCGGTCACCCACCCACCACAGTTCGTCTTTAAAGTCGGTCTGCTTCAAGTCGCGGCGAGGCGTAATCTTGTTTGTGGTAACGTCTGCACTGCCCAGAGCCATCTTGATATTATCAGGGGACGTGCCAAGAGCCGTGAAGGACATTTTGCACTCCCAGCTGTCCAGATGTTTCAGCTCTTTGGTGTTGACCGGGCAGTTGTCAACGTCCTCGCCCAAGTCGGAGAATGTAGGAACGCAAGTGGCGTTGATGCCGCCAGTAGTGGCGCAGATAATGTCGCCGTCCTGCGGAGCGGCAATGCTTGCTGGGTTGAATGTGTTCAACAGCACGCCAGCGTCAAGCTGCAATGCGTCGAACGTATCTTTGGGAATAGCGGTAAATTTACCCATATTTTCACCTCAATTTTGGCATAAAAATTCGGCGGTAATGTTCAAATACCGCCGCTTAATGTTTTTGTCTGTTTCATCTGCCAGCGCTTGACAGAAAGGTGAACCGCGCCGAATCCAAATGTAGCCGCCGTCAAATTTCAGCAACTTGCCACCGATGCCGATAGCGTCCGATATTTCCTGTGCTTTGGCATTTGGAACAGCCTCAGACGTCGTATAGAACCACAGGTTCACCGTTAGCGACGGCGCACCTCCTTCAGCGTCAAATACCGCATCATAAGTCAAGTATGGGAGTACAACGTCGTCCGGCACGGCGTTTGTAGCATACGCAGGGAGAAAGCTATCGAAAAACTGCTGTAGTGCAGCGCCCTTTGTCATTTCGGCAGCCCTCCCATGCGTTCAGCCGTAAAGCTCATTAAGTTGCGCAGCATAGAGGAAGCCGTTTTCGGGGCTTGCTTTTCTTCCGGGCGGCTTGTTACGCGATAATACGCGCCTGTTTCAACGTCCTTGTAGACGCTGCCATACTCAATCGGCACATCTCGGTTGACAACGCCGGTATATACGCTGGTCACGCCCTCTGCTTCTGCACGGCGGGCCTCCAAACTGCTATCCAGCGAAACGAAATTGTCAAACTCCGCGCCATCTGCCCACTCGACAACATAGCCACCTTCGCCGTCCGGCTTTGTGGTCTTGTCCATAATACAGCAGCGACGCGAAAACGCATCAAGTAAACTCATAATGATACCTCACATCGCCATTTGGCTCTCTATCTGCAACGACGCGAGCATTGCTTGCGTTCACAAACATTTCAACGATTTTTAAGCATCCCTCAGCTGTAGATTTATCAATGTTCATGCTGAGATTTACAGTAACATCGACGTCGAGTTTATCGGTTCTCATTACAGTTTCCTCCACTTGTTCAGCCGTGATGCAAATACACCTTGCCAGCCCGGCAGAGAGCCGCCAGAACCGCCGCTCGCAGTAGATTTAGTGTAACTATACCCCGCAAAGCTCTCGCTTTGAAATGGGCTATTTGCGGCGTTCTCGTACTGCGTGCGCCACGTCTTGATTTCTTCTTCAAGGCGCATAAATTCGGCAGGCACGGCCATGGCCCAGACAGCGCCATCAAACGTTTCATCTCTTAACGAGCAGTTACCGTATTGATACACACCATCGTTCATAACGCTGCCCACAATGCGGAAATACTGTCCGGCACGCAAAAAAGGGAGCGCAATGCTCCCGCCCTTGATGCTGAACTCGCCCAGATGGACGCCATTCTGTGTGACAAACCAGTTCCGGCACTCCCTCATCAATTCTTCAAGCATTACGCTGCCCCCTTATTACTTTTTGAACTTTGCCAGCACAACTTTGGCTTCGTTGGTCAGAGCCGCAACGTAAAACTCGTCAGCGGTGATCTCGGTGGAACGGTTACGCGGCTTGCGCTCAGTCTCCACGTTGATATTGCGCTTGCGGTAGATGGTCAGAGCGGGGACATCGTCCTCAGTCTCGCTGTCCTCATTCAGCTTGACGATGGGGCAAGCGTAGTAGGCGGTAGCAGCAGCCTTGACCTTATCACCGACAACCAGCGCAGCAGCGCAATGGGGCTGGATGGTCGCCAGATGCTTTTTGGTGGTGGTTTCGGCGGTAGTATCCGCGACAATCTCAATGGTGCCGGTGCTGTTGTCCTTTTCGTACTCGATGGAAGGAACCTTGCGGGATGCTACAACGCGGGTGTTGGCAATCTTGCCGATTTCGCCGGTGACAGCAACGCCAGCCTGATACTTGTCAGCGCTGATAAAGTCCGCATCTTTGCGCAGGGTCGCCATCTGCTTGGGGTTGATGAACATGACCTTGTCGCTGTTGATTTCCTCGTTGAACACGTCAATGGCATCCACCACGCCGCTGTACTTGATAGCGGCAGCAGTGCCGTCATACACCAGCGTAGCGCCCTGCAAGGCTTCCATGCAGTCATTGTCGATTTTGGCAGCGATAGCCAGCGCCAGCTGCGCATTGGCTTCGCCAACGGGGTTGCCGTAGCCAGACAGCACAGCTTCATCGGTCAGGCCGACGCCCTTCATGGCCTTCTTGATCTTGTACTTCTTGTCCTTGGTGCTCATCTTGTCGATGTCAACGTCAACGCCCTCTGCAACGTCCTCTGCGTCACCAATGTAGCCGTAAGACGGCACAGTGATGGTATCGCCGGGAACACCAGCAAGGGTGTCATCCACCTTTGCAAAAGGTGCCACGCGGATTTTGTCAGGGATTTTAGCCGAAATCATATCGGCCATGACTTCCGGGTCAATCAGGTCTGCCAGTTTGGTCAAAATAGTATCTGCCATGTGTTAGTCTCCTTTGTTGTTTGCAAGCTCGGCATACTGTTCCGGGCTTTCTTTCTTGAGTTTCAGTCGGTCGGCATAGCCCATCTTTTTAAAGGCTTCTGCCGTGATAGAACCACTGCCGCCGTTTCCGGCAGGCGGGTTCGCCGTGTTTGCGCCCTGAGTGCTGGTAGTGACGATGTAGTCGCTGTAAGATTCTTTCAGGCTGGCTTCCAGCTTGTCAGAATCCTTGATAGCGCCTTTATCGTCAAGTTCCAGCTTGTCTAGCAAGCCATCGCCTTTGCACAGCCGAGCAACAGACTGCAAGCGTTTGTCGGCAATGCCGACTTTTTTCAGGGCGGTCTCCAGTGCCTTTTCTTTGGCAGCGGTAGTCTTTTCAGCGGCCACGCTGGTTTTGTAATCCTCGAAAGCCTGGTGCTCGGATTCATACTTTTCCTTGTAACCGTCATCGCCCTTTCCTTTCAGGTCGTCCAGTTCCTTTTGAACGGCTGGAAGTTTTTCCGCATCGGCTTTATACCGCGTGACGTCGTCCTTCAGCGGGTCAACAACGCCCAGATGGAGCGCCACCAGCTGATTTTCAATTTCATCAGTGCAGCTTTCGCCAATAATCTTACGGATTTCAGCGCGTGTAAATTTTGCCATTGGGGTTCTCTCCTTTTCTTCGGTGGCGGTTCTTCGCCATTTGAGTTTTATTTATTCAAAACAGCAGTGCTTCGCTGTTTTTTCGTATAAAAATAGCAACCGCCGAGAACGCCTCGGTGGTTGCTAGGTAAACTTGTCTTTTACGGTTTCACTTCAACGCTGGGCAGCACATTTGTGTGGAAATAAAGCTTGTAATGGTACGGGTCTGTGTGTGTTCCTGTAATGTCCTCGACAACATACATCGTGTAGCTGTTCAGGTAGATGTAATTTTTCCTGTAAGTATCAGGACCAACCTTTACAGTGCAGACAAGCTCGTTGCTGGAATTGTTGGAGATAGACATATACCCCTCGGCTTCCATAATGACCTTGTCTGTTCTGGCGTTGTATACGGTGATTTTTCGTTCGCTCTCAAAGTAATCGGCCTGTTTAGAAATATTGGAGTTTGCTCTATCGGCTTCGGAGCAGCCACACAAAAGCAAAACTGAAACCATAATTGCGATTGCGATATAAAGAATCTTTTTCATGTGCTTTCCTCCCAATAAAAAGAGCCGAGAGGCTTATTTGCCTTTCAGCTCTTGTTCGATAATTCTGTTATACTGCGCGGCATGGTCTGCCACTGCGGGCTTGATGTACGGTTTTGCGCGTTGGCCGTGGGTCAGATGCCAATCGCCTTTTGCATCTTGGTACACCCACGGCGTTTGTCTGCCGCCGGGATAATAAACGCCCGTGCCGCACTCCACATAAACCGCATACTCGCTATTTGTGCCGATATATGCAGCCTTTTCGCCGTCGTTTACCATATGTGTAATGCTGTTGCGTAGGTTGCCTGTATCAACAGGGCATAGCTTTTTAGCATATCCCTCTGCTACAAGGCCGCATTTTTCGAGTGCTCTTCCAACAGCAGCGTCAAGCGCTCCCAGCACCTCGGCGCTGTGGTCTTCAAATGTGATTTTCATTTTAACTTTTCGATTTCGTTTTCCTTGCAATCAATAATTTGATTGTTTTCGTCAAGTTCGATAAGGTAACGCAAAACGTCCGTGCCCCGTATATCTACCACCACACCAATTTTACCAGATGCAGTTATTTTTACTTTATCAAATTCGCGTATCACTTGTCTGCATCCTTTCTATAGGCTGTCGTAATTCTCGGCTTTCCGTTGCCGGGTTCTTTTATCCAGCAAGTCAAAAATCGCTTTTTTTCTGTTATTCCTAGCTCCATAGGAATTGAATATTTTTTGCTACCATCTTCCAAAGCTATTGGATTCTGAATTTTGCTTTCATCGTATTGCTTTGCAATGTCGTAACGTAGCTGCATTGAACTTTCCGCGGTGTAACCAACGTCGAAAAATTCTTGCGCATGTTTTGCGCCGGTCTTCAAAAGATATTCTGTGAATTTCCTTTCCGTCGTTTCGCATTGCGCTTTTTCTACAAACATTGTTTGCTTTTTTAAGGTCTTTAACGCGTGCCAAATTTCAATATCATTATACTTTAAATCTTGAAACTTGTAAACTGAATCTGGAACTTTATTGCCTAAAACTTTGCGGTATTCCGCAAATTGTCTCTTGTCGGATGAAAAATTACGCCCTTTCTTCATATATGTTTCCCACGCATATCTGTTTTCTGCCTCTTTCCAGCTATTCCATTGCGTGTAATTCATATATGGGACAAGTACGCTTCTCCCTGTTTCTGGGTCTATCGCTCTCCGCAACTCATGCCGCGATTTTGGCACATCTGGCAAATCCGCTATCGTTGTGCAGCGGCAATTATACACTAGGTATCCCGGCGCAGATTCATCGCCAGGCTTCATGAGCTTATAACCATCAATGATAAACGGCTTTTCCACGTCTACCGTTTGCCCGTCTGCCACCGCGTGCGCATGCCGCGTGCGGTTGTCTAACGTTGCCACCCATTGTTTTTTCAGCTTTATGCCCATATCCTGCGCGGAACGGTAAGTATCTAGCCGTCCCGCGTTCTCTGCTGCTGTGACCGCCGTTCTGGCCGTTCTGATAGCGCTCGTGCGGTTCATGTCCCGCATACGGCTTTGCAGGTCATCCGCAATCTTGCCGATGCCTTTGCCTTGCAGAATGGAGCTTGTGACACTAGCTGTAATTTGCTGCTTTCCGTATTTCAGGTCAATGCCGCGCTGCAATGCACGCTTTGGCGGGTAGTACGGCATCAAGTCAGGCTGTTCCACAATCAGACGTTTGACGGTCTGCTCATCCCACAGCGTAAAATCTGCTTTGTCGGAAACCTGCTCGATTTTGTAAGCTGCATAATTGCGGTTCAGGCTGTAGATGCCCGGCGTGGCGTCATTGACGTATACCACAGCCGTTGCATTTGCATCGGTGTATCTTTTTGCCACTTTATCGCGCAGGGCTTCAAAACGCTTTCCTCGCCCTATCTGCGCAAGCCGCCACTGCTTGTACTGCTGTTCGGTGATTTCGCCTGCATCGAGCTTTTCTTTCATGGCTGCATCACGCTTCTCGAACTGCTCAAAATAGGCTCTCACCGTATCGGTCAATTCGTCAGCAGCTTCTTTGTACAGCTTTGCGATGCGCTGTTCCAACTCTGCGAGCTGTTTATCCGTCAGTTTGTGGGCATAATCAGGTTTTCTCATTTTCTTCTTTTAGTCTGTTTTTTTCTATTGATCTCGCCACCGACAAACCTCATAATTTCTTTGTCAAGTCTTGCTTGGCTATTTTTGTACGATGTGGCAGTAATCTCTCTTTTTGTAGCTTCGCCAAAGGAATTTACAAATGGTTTTCCATTTGTTTTTTCAACAGTCACATTTCTGCTTGCGGTCACTATTTTGTTTGTTATCGAACGCTTTTTTGATTCAAGTGCCTGTTTTTTTCTCTGTACATCGTAATATCCGCTTGGCATATTCCACGCAGGATTTCTTGATGCGTAATCTGCCAACCTTTTATTCAGTTTGTCAATTTGGGAATTCAGGCTTTTTTCTCTCTCTTTTAAGGCGCCTATACTCTCACTACCGCCGCCCCTGCCGCTTCCAGAACCTCTACCGCCCATTCTCGCATCTCCTTCTTACTCGCTTATAATATGGCTGAATCCTAGTAACGTTCCAGTCAAATTCTTCAGGGCATTTGCCATACCACAAAATCTCACTGGGTTCAAGCCTTGCCAATGCCGCCCGAACGCCTTTTTCAAACAGCGCTTGATTCTGCTTGCTTTTCTGCGTTCCCACGCTAGAAATCGCCACAATCGAATGTTGTGGCTCGCCGTCAAAACACCACTCGTAGCTTTGTTTATTGCTCCAACACAGGGTTGGCACAACGTGAATCCCGCATTGCTGCCAGTATGCCGCCAGCCAGTGCTTGCGATAGTGATTGTATATCTGCATAGCAAGCGGCATATCTGTATACATTGAGAAATCAGGCGCACACACAGCGCCAAATTTTTGAAGCAACGGAATGTACTTGTCCGGCTGATTCCACACCCTTTGGAATTGATAATCATCCACGAAAAAGTGAACGCCTTTTGTTGCGCAGTCCGTACAGGTTTTAGCAAAGTTGAACGGAATCCATTCCAGATGCCGCACATCAATGTGTTCCGGCTGGATAATCGGCGTATCGTATTTTCCAACTCCTAAAAAGTTGGCTTTGTCGAGGTTTTCAAAATTCAACATCTTGTCACTCCTCGCCGTTGGTCGTGCGGTCTAACTCCTCTGCCGCCTTTCGATTTATCAATTCATCGTACTGGTCTGCGTCGCCAAGGATGGTCAGCAGCTTTTTGGTGATGTATTCATCATCGTAGTATTCTGCACCCAGCAAGACCGTCTGCGCCTCTTCCTGCTTGTTGATGATTTGGTTGCGCGTGTATGTCGGATCGCCATCAAGCCCGGCAACCGCCAAAATGCCCTTGATGCAGCGCGTCACGCAGCTTTCAAACTTGTCTGTTTTCAGGTCGAGTGGCACATAACTGGCCTTGATAGCCGTTGCAGTTTGGTTGCCAGCGCTGACAGCAGCAGAATCAAAGGCCTGAAAGTCCTCGTATAACTTTTTGGTTAGCATGTCAATGGTGGCTTGCGTGCCTTGGAACGGGGCTTCGATGCTCTGTGGCGTGGCCTTTGCGCCCTCGTCACCGTCAGCGTGGGCGACATGGGTAGTTTTCAGACGCTCAATGAACTTTGTATCGTCCTGCTCGTCCATGCCTCCGCAGTTGGTCAGAACCCAGAAAATCAGGTTGCCTTCGTCAACGTTGTTTACCATGTTGGAGCTAGCAAGGTCGAGCGCGTCAATGGTATTCTGTCTCCCCTGTAGCTCGCTGTGGGCCTGCTCTCCGTTTTTCAGCGGGATAATGGGGAATCCGGGATAATTCTCACCGTCATAAATTTCTGTGCCGTCAATCTCCGAATACCGCACTTTCAACTTGTACGGCAGTTTCCCGTTTAAACTGCGTACTTCACCATTGCGCGGTTTAATGTATTCCGTGTAACCGTCCATCTCGTACAGCGTTGCCCGCAGCGGTTTGTCCGGGTCAATCTGCCAGAACCGGATTCCTGCTTTCAGTGCGCCGTCCTCTTCATCGTACAGAGGCACGAACTGCTCCGGCGCAAACACCTGAATATGGTCAAGATTCCAGAACACGAAAGCCTGCCCACCAATCAACGCATGGCGGGCAGCATCCATAATATCTTCATCAAACGTGGCGCCAAGCGCCTTTTTTGTGGCATCATTGTTAAACGCAACACCGTTTCCCAGCAGGTAAGAAACTTCCTGGTCTACAACAAAACCAAAAAACTTGCTGGCAATCTTATGATTGGCTGTGTACATATCGGGATGTGCTTTCCCCTCAAGATCGTACACCATCTTTTCATAGCGGTTGATTGTGGGATTTTCTCCCCAATAGTACAGCTTTGCGTCCAGCATGTCCCGCGTCTTTTTCTGACCTTTAAAATCGTTGATTGTGTCAAACACAAACCCCATGCGGGAACGTTCATCTTCACCGACAGCCACAAAGTCTTGATATGTTCTGATTTTCCCTCACCGCCTATCTGTAAATGCTTTGATACTTCATTGCCGTATTGTCTCCGGCTTTGTTCGCTGTGCTTTCCATCGCATAACGCACCGCGTCAATGTGATGGTTGTTCAAATCCGGGTATCCTTCCAGCACTTCACCCGTCTTGCTGTCTCGCTCGTATTCGTACTCGCTGAACTCTTTCGCCGTTTCCGGGCAACGTTCAGGGTCAATGACAATCGCTTCCAGCATTTGCAGCCACTTTGTGCCATATCGAACCGATTTCGGTCCTTTGCGGGCAGGGAATGTTTTCACGCCGTACTTGTTATAGTCGGCGATGGATTTCGGCTCAGCGCTATCCGCGCAGACTTTATCCTCACGGGTCAGCCCTCTATCCAGCAGCAGTTGCGCCGTGTCTCTGTTGCTGGTTCTACGTCGTGTCAGCTCATCAAAGATGTACAGCGTGCGCCGCGCCGCGTCATAGTGCATTGCATTGTATGCCCATGGGTCAGGGTACCAGCCCCAGTCCACGCCGCGCTTGATGCGGTCAAAGCTGGCAATCTGTTCATCGGTGATTTTCTCAATGCGCAGATTTTCAAATACCGCCGTGCCGCTGCCGACAACCTCGCCAAGATACTCATGCCGGTATGCTGTTTCGTTTGTGCGCTCCAAGTATTCAGCATCTGCAAGGAACCGCTCTCCGAGCCATTCTGCGGGCGTCGTTTTATAGGTGGAATGATGTATTAGCTTGCCAGGGCGCTGCTTTAGCGCGTATCCGTTGGCCCAGTTGCGGGCCATTGCAGGCGGGTTGAAGCTCTTGAACGTGATGAACCAGTCACCGCCGCGCAGACAGGACTGTTCTACGTTTCGGATTTGCTCTTCACCGTCAAACTGGTCAAGTTCCTCAAACCAGCAGATGCCGATATACCCAAACGGCACTTTGATTGACTTTACCTTGCCGGGGTCATCAACGCCGAAAAAAAGCACCTTTTGCCCTGTTGGCAAATAGGTGCATTCCATCGGGGAGACTGTGCAACGAAAATTGTCGTGCAGACCAAGCTCATTGATTGCCCAGACGATTTGAGCATACACGCTTGTGCGCAGTGTGTTTCCGACCTTGCGGAACACTGCCGCGTGGCATTGCGGATGCTTTGTGAGCTGCAAAATCAGCTCTATGCTGATATAGCTTGATTTTGTACTGCCGCGCCCGCCCTTTGCGACAAGCTCTTTTACATTGCCTGCCTTGATTTCACGGTGGACTTTTGCGAAGCAAGGGGAAACAACGCCAGATAGCTTACAAGTCATCTATGATTAGCACCTCGCTATTCTGCTGTTGTTCCGGCTTATCCTGCCATCCGAAATTTGCTCGCAAGCTGAACTGTGCGCCGCCGGAGCCGTCTTTGTCATACAGTCTTTCTTCGGCGTATTGTTCACAACGGGTCTTTGCACGCGTAATCGTGTCATTGAACTCTGGTTTATTTTGGTAATTCAAAAGCGCCTGCCTTGATGCAAAACCAAGTGCAAGCGCCAACCCTGTCACAGTAGGCGGCTTTTTATCGTCATAAATGATATAGCCGTTTTTATTTCGCATCGGTTCACCGTTATCGTCTAAGAGCGGCTTTCCTTTACAGGCTTCAAAGTAGGCGTCAATCTTTTCTTGCATTGCCTTTACGCTTCTGTATTTAGGTGGTGCGCCCACCGGATTTTTTCTTGATGCCACTTTATCACCTCGCTTTACAACACAAAAAGCCCACACAATTTGTGTAGGCTTATATCCCCCAAAACCCCTTTGCGCCGGAGGAAAAGCGCATTCCCGCCCTGTCGGTGTATGCTGTGCCGACCTCACCCGTTGCGGATTTGCTACCCGCAACGCTTTTTTCATCCGCTGCATTTATCCCCGCGTGCGGATTCGCGGTTTCTGCTTTGATATAATGGGTTTCGGCGATGCGTAACTGCGGCAGTACCAGAGTCCGCACAAGCAGATGCCAGGCAGATTTTTTCAGGCTCTCGAAGTCCCGTTGCGACCTGCCATCGCGCCGCGCTCCTGATCGGCTTGCCGCTTTGCTTACAGCGTTCAGGTTATCTATCGCGTTTTGCCTGCGCCGGGCTTTCACCGGTGGGAGCGACCCAACATTTGCCCTCAGCCGGACTTGAACCGGCACACCAAGGCTCTTGCCATTGAGCTACAAGGGCATATAAACCCCGCAGGTTGCGCACTGTTAGTAGGCTCGCGGGGGTTGCCTAGCTGGGAACGGAATGCGCTTGCACTAGCCTATTTACCAGCATCATCGGCGTTGGTACTGCACATAGGTCTTGCACCTTTGCCGCGCCGTTGCTTGCGGAACGCAGCGCCCTTGCCGTATTGACTTGTCAGGCCAAGTTTGCGGCTGGCTATGCAGCATATAAAATGCCGGTCTTTCCCGGCTGCCAGTATCGAGAATAGGAGGTTTTGCTATGGACTGTAATGTACCCTCTTTAAAGTTTCCAGCATATTCATAATACCACTTGACAACGTCCCCACAGTTACCCTTTTTTCTTGTCCAAAAGCCAGAAAAATTTTCTTCTGCTTTCGTAAAACTGCCGTCTGCCGCAATACACAGGCTGGTATTCGTAAGCCGTTCCCTCTGTAACATTTTTCAGCAGTGCGCACCAGTTTAATGGGTCTGCTTCTCTTGCTGCGTCCTCAATGATTCGGACATCTGTGCTCAACTTTAGCGCCCTGTCCGCCTTTCTAGCTGTGGGGTCTGACTTTCCGTTTCCGTGCGGCAAACCGTCATTTGAAACCGCATCAAGTCCTCTTGCACTAGCAATTTCCAACCGCATTTCAGCGTATCTTTTGCAAAAGTGCTTTAATTCAAGGTATCTTTCTTTCGAAATTCCATATTCATCTAGGTTGAGCGGTCTTTCTCTCATTTTTGCTCCTTTCTTCCATTTTCATGCAGCGCGGCAGCGTGCAAATATTGTCATTCTTCCACTCGCACGTCACGCAAAGATGTTTGCGGGCGTATTCATCAACTAGTTGCTGTTTTGTCATGGGGTCACCTCCGGGGGTTCGGGGAGTGGCATCCAGTGGGTGACGGCATCAAGGATACCCCACTCATCGGACGCCCATCTCCCGATTTCATTGTCGTACCAGGCGAGATACATTATGCCTCTCCTAAATGCAAGCACTTCCGTTTGCGGCTTTGGCAGTCTGTCTTTAATGCTTATCCAGTCAGTCATCTTCGTTCACCATCCTTTTTTGTACGCCCACCATCCTTGCGCCGCAGAACATGCAATACTTCATACGACTTGCGCTTGTTCTCCATTCTTTTTGATGGCAAGCGGAACACTCGTATTCGTTTTCTCCGCAAACATATCCTCGTTTTATCCAATGCGCCGTAGGCCGCATGGATTCGGGGTCTATGGTTGGAATTTTTTTGATTTCGTCTTGTATGGCAAGATACTCGGAATTGTACAATTCAACGGCGCAAAATACCGCTTCCATAACATTGTTTGCATCAATCAGCCGCGCCGGTTCTTTCGGCTGGCTTGCGCCCGGAATCGGGCAGCCTATTGTTGTGCTCATTCTGATACCTCCTCTAGTTGCTCGTCCTCAGATTTTTTAGCATATCATCTGTTAAGTACAAGGCCGCTCCGGCATATATGTCATAGTGTGTGCCATCTTCATAAATCTTGCGGTCATAGTAATATTCAATATAGCTGTGGTTTTCTTCTGATTTTCGTATTGTAACGAAGTCTATTCTGTCTTCTTTGTCTTCAATGCTATTTCCGTTTAATACGCCGTAGCAAAGATAATTTTTGTGTCCGATAACACCCCCGTATCCATTCGTTTCCATTTGTGTTGTTATATAGGCGTACAAGATTTCCTGCTTTGCCGATACGGTTTTCTCTTCAACCACCGGATTTTCTTTGCAGGCGCATGGCAGAACTATCAAGACAAAAGCAATAGCCAGCGCAAATAACTTTTTTGTCATTCTGATACCTCCTCTACATATGCCATGCTCTGGCGCAGATTGAGCGATTTCGGATTGAGAACACAAGCCGGGGCGACGGATTGTTCGTAGTACGCACAGAAGGTGTCCAACTGCCCCGTAGTGTAAACGACGCGAACGCTGCTATCGTGGCCCGCATCTGAATCATCGTCACCGCAACACCATGGCGTAGCAGTCCAAATCCATCTGTCGTAGTGCGGGATGTAGTCACGGTACTTGCGGTACTCATCACAAGTGAGGATAAAAACGGTGTCTTTCACTGTTCCATAGGCGCTGTCACCGTTGTCAGCAACAAGGTCTACGGTATGTGCCAGCAGACTTTCTCCATCGAAAACAGCGTTCGCCATATCAGATAGAATCCCCCGCACATTACTGGTGCGATAGTTATTCCAGTTGCCTTTCTCATCGGCAAATATATCACCTTGGCAGAACTTTACATCTTCTGCCCACGGCTTCGCCATAATAGCCAGCACGCCACCGTCAGAGTGATTCGGGTCAAGGCAGACCCACTCAAAATTCTTGAACATAAAGTGTTCGCCGGGGCGCAGGGTTGTAATGTTAGTCATTATCTGCTACCTCCTCGTTCCAATATTTTTTAGCGCATTCTTCACAAAAGCTATGATCGCAATATTCCATGTTTCTGTATGTGCTGTCGATGTCGTTTGGGCAAATCGCAATCACGCCACCCATTGTTTTTGCATTAGGGAACATCTTCAAGAACTCACTTTGACGGGTCTTGACGGGGTTGTCTTTTGCCCATTGCTCGACTTTTGAAACTGTTTCCTCAATGCTTTTAGTCGAATAGTCGTCGAACCCAATCATGCTGCACGTGTTATTTTTATAAACAGGGCATTCATTGCAGTCTTTATACTCTGCTATTTTGAAACGGCCATCTGTGTTAAAAAAGTTCTTTTTGGCGAGTTTGCTTTCTCCGTTTTTATTGTCACCGCCGTTGTACCAGACGGGATTGCTGGCGTAAGCGTTAGAGCCAATGTTATAGGGAATATCGGCGATTACAAGCTGGGCGTGCGGAATTCCATAGCACTTGTAATTTTGAAAATTATCATGGTAAAGTTCGCAGATTGGCATCTGCTTCATCCTCCATTTCTTCAATAAAAATTTCGGTGCGGGGGTTGGATTTGTCGTACAGCACGCGGGAGCCGTCTGTTGCTGCTACGATGTTGCTGTTGTCATCTTTCAAAATTCCGGCATCAACCAGAATATCCATGATGGCGCTTTCAAGGTTTGTTTTATCAACCTTTCGGCGTGTAGGCATGTAGTACAAGCACTTGACATTGTAGCGTCCGTCCAGCGGATTTTTGGGCGCTGGTTTTAAATACATCTTGGCAGCTCTTGCGTACTTCAAGTAGGCTGCGCTTGGCAGCACTTTTGCGTACTTGCCCTTATGGCATACCGGGCAGTGTGCGCCAACGTATCCGATGCGGGGGCTGTTCTTTTTGGTGATGGGCTTGCCATAGATTATGTATTTTTGTATCATAAACTGCCCCACTGTTCTGCCATTGCGGCGGCGATACCGGGGAATGTTTTTGAACGTTCTTTCGCGTGTCCGCTGCCAAGCCACCATATTCTTGTTCTCTCTTTTTCTGGCAATGTCATCATGTATTCGTACACATTATTGGTTTCGTGTAGTAGTGGCAGATTTTTTAACCATAGGCATGTTTTCTTTTGTTCTGGGTGTCCGTACTGCCACGGATTTATAATTTGGTCAGGCTTTCGATATAGCGTGCTCATAATCGAAACAGGATTTTCAATCGCAATATGTTCAATCGGCGCCTCGGCAAACTTCAGAAAAAACGCTGCCGCATCATATTTCAGGCTTAAAGGCTTTACGCCTTCACTAAACCATCTCATTCCAGAAACCGCCAAATGCGTGCAAGGCGGGTGTGCAATCAGCAAATCCCACTTGCCTACATCATGAGCCTTGCCGTCCATCGTTACGATTTGCCCACCCTCGATTGCTTTCATGGCATCGCCTAAAATATGCCATTCCTGGTGTCCTCCCGACGGTTCCTAAATGTCGCAGCTGTACGCTTCGTGTCCGCGTTCTCGGAACGCCTTGCAGACTGTCTGCGATTCTTCACAGGCAACTAATACTTTCACGGTACAATCTCCTTTACTTTCGCGTAGTACTTCTCGCTATGGTCTGGATGCGGACAATGTACTTGTGAATCATCAGTCCCACCCTGCATAAGCATTGCGCCCTGCGTCCTTACCAGCTTTATATTTTGCAGTCTGTTTTGCACAAAAATCAGCATCCAGTATTTCAAGCTCCGCCATATCGGCATAGAACTTTGCGTCCAGATCATCCATGGGCTTCTGAATCTCGTTGCACCAATTCCGCAATTCAGCAGGGGATGAGGGCGGGAACATCTGACCACACTTGATTTTCTTATCAAGTGCCGCTCGCTGTAGAGAAATCGGAATGTCGGACAAGTCTTTTTCCCATACCGCAATCATTGCTTTTTTCTGCTGTGGCGTTTTGCCGTTTCCAAAATTCGGCCACTTAGCAGCAATCAGGCCCATTATCGGGTGTAGGTCTGTCCCACGCTGAACGCCCTCAATAGCTCCTGCCAGCGGTGCAACGGTCATTGTCCCGTAAGCCAATCAAAATCCCTCCCGTCATTGCGTTGTGCTGGCTGCTGGCTGCGAATCGGATAGAACGCTTGCCAGCCCATACGCACGATTTCGCGCATATAATCCTGCAAGCTCAAATTGCTTTCAGATGCCATTTCTGCCAGCTTGTCAAGGTTCTGTCCGATAGCGCCCTTAGTTTCAGGGGCGCGTTTCTTCTTGCGGTTGTCCAGCCACTCAAACAGCAGCCCCCGCAGTTCCTCGTCCTGCGTATAGTCCTCGATGGCCTTCTTTGCCGAAAACGCAGACGCGAGCTGGCGCGTAGCCAAGCTTTCAGCTTGGCATATATCTTGAGTATCGTTAGATACGAAAGATATATTTTGTTTTTGTTTTTTGTTTTTTGTTTGGGGTACGAACGCTAACGTCTGTTCACCGTCGTTAGCGTTCGTTGACGTTCGCTCACCGTCGTTAACGGCTGTGGTCGAGCGTTGACCTCTGTTTGCCTTGTTCTGGGCGCATTTGGCTTCGTATCGTTCTTTACCTGCATCAATGTCCTCTGCAATGAAATCAAACGCGGTTTCCTCACGCCCATTGAGTTGCGTCTTTTCTCCCGTCTCGTTGTATAACATAAGAGCACGGAACAGCCGACCTAGCTCGCTATCTGATAGGTTGCGCGTCTTCTTCCTGTAGGAATTGAAGCAGCAGAAGTATTCTAGTGCCATATTCAGTTGTCCTTTTCCTTATCCTTAAAACGGCAAATCTCCGTTATCCTCAATTTCTGCATAGTCATCACCGCTGCCATGTGAGAGCGTAGGAGCCGCGCTCTGCGCGGTGTGGGTGTTTTCCTTACTTCCGGCAAAGTTGACGTTCTGGGCTACGATTTCAGTTGCTGTGCGGTTCTGGCCGCTTTTGTCTTGGTAGCTGTGAGATTGCAAGCGCCCATCAATAATAATGAGCTGGCCCTTCTGGAAGTAGCGGCAGATAAATTCTGCCGTCTTGTCCCACGCAACAATATTCAGCCAATCGGCCTGGCTCTGGCCGTTGGCATCCTTGCGCCCTCTGTCGCAGGCGATGGAAAAGGAAACGACGTTCTTTCCTGTGGTGGTCTGGCGCATTTCAGGGTCGCGAGCGAGGCGACCCATAACTGCAACAACATTCAGCATCTTTATTCCTCCAAGTAGTTGATATAAAAGCGGCGGCGAAAGTCGTCGTGGTTCCAATGGTAATAGGCTTCTGCAAGCATTTGGCCTTGTTTGTGGTAGTGATCTTTCAGGTCGCCGCTTGAATGAATGGCGGCGTGGCAAGCGGGGCAAACGTTAATCCAGAGGCCCAGCGCCTTGCTGGCCTTGCGGCGGCTTCCTCCGTATATTTCATGCCGGGCGGTGTCTCCAAAGCGGTGGCAGCGATAGCAGCGGAACGCTTCATGTACGAACAGCGACGGTGCGTAGCCGTTTGAATCGAGCCGCTTCCCAAATTCATTTACTTTCTTCACAATTCCTGTCTCCCTGCCTGTCCCCATTCACGTCCGATTTGATTGTCAATCAAACGAAGCTGCAATTTCAGGCTGTTGATTGCCTCTGCGTTGGCCTTGTAAACAGCTTCCGCAATGTCCCTCTTAAAACGAGCTTCTGCGACGGTTGGTATGCCGTAGCATGTCTTGTCGATAAGCCCTATAGGCGTTCCAGCGTCGCGGAGTTTCAAGCACTCCTGCCGAAGCAGGACTTTATAATCCCGCTCGGCCTGTGCGTACTCCGTGCCGGAGCGCCGCAAGGTCTTGACCGATGCTTGAAGCTGTTCGGACTTCTGCCGAAGCTCAAGCCATAAATCATCGGTCATGCCCAAGCCTCCGCAATCTCCTTGCCGTGGTTCCAGTCGGCGGCGGTGAAGTTCTTAGAGGGTTTTCCGATAGCGTCTGCGATAACCTGCCATGCAGATGCTTCATCGGCTTTATGGCTGTTGCAGTATGCCTTCACGGCCTGCTGGCATTCCTTGCGTGCGTCCAAACGAGCTTTCGCCGCTTCCGTGTCGCGCTTGACAGGCGGTTGTTCTTGCCCCTGTTCGACTTCGGGCAAGTCCTCGCCAGCATAGATGTACAAGCCCAAGCCATGCCGCGCACAAGCCTTTGTGAGGCTGCGCTGAATAGCCTTGTTCACATCCGTGCTGGTGACTTTCTCAAGCTGGATTGCCGCGTTGCGGTAGTCCATGACAGGCAGATACTCGATGTGCTCCAAGCCGTTGATTGTCACGCCTGTCTTTACCCAGCAGGTGCGGCCATCTGTCCAGTAGAAGCAACCCTCCGGGGTTTCGTAGATGGTGTACTGCGCATCGGGGTATGCTTTCTTTACTTCTGCCCATGCCCACGCCCACGAAAGGTAGGTGAGGCCATTCTTCTTCTCGCTGTGGCCGTTGACGTTGACGGCATTCAAAGTTTCAAATACACTCATTAGACGTAATCTCCCTTCTATAAACTTTCTCTAAAAGTTCTTCTGAAATCGGGTTGCTAGGAACAGGCGGAACATAATAAGGGGACTTTGCCGCCAGATTGATTCTGTAGCAGCTGGCGGGCGGCGGGTTCGTGTTTGCCTTTCTCGATGTGAGGTCGAGAAAGTAAACAGGCGTATCATCAGCCATGAAGAACGTTCTGCTCAAGCCGTACTTGCTTTTGGCATACAAAGGAATGTATCCGCCTGCGTTCTCGCTATGGATACGGCGTGCCGTCTGCAAGGCGTTAAAGTAGGCGCAGCCGACGCCTAAATCAGACGGGACAAACTCTGGGCAGCTACGCCCACTAACGAGCTTGTGCGCCTGAATAAAGGCGCTTAAATCATCAATACGCATAATAGCCCTCCATACATCTAACATCTTCCCACGGGTCATCTTCCGTGACGTCCTCGTCCTTCCATTCGTCTGGGTTGTAGCACATATCACAGCCGATGATTTCCGTTCCGATCAGGTAAATTGCTTCGCATTCCTCGCCACATACCGGGCAGCGGGGGCGGCGGGGTTCATCAGGCGGGAATGGGTTGTCTTGATGCCCCCAGAAGCTAGTCATTCGGGCACCTCCACAAGCTCGCCGTTTTTCAGCTTGTACCAGGTGTCAGGCTTGATGTTTTCACCGTCAACTTTAAAGCACTGTACATCTTTACGATGCCAGTTAAATTCCTCGTATCTTTCCCATTCTGCAATCACAATCCAGCATCCCAAAGCGCCTTTAGATCTACTATCAATGCCCAGCGCAGCAGCAACGCTTTCTTTACCCGAGACATCTGCCTTGGAGTAGTCGCCCGTGTTGGTGGACGCGGAGTAGTTGCCCGTGTTGGTGGACGCGGAGAAGTCGCCCGTGTTGGTGGACGCGGAGAAGTCGCCCGTGTTGGCGGACGCGGAGCGGTTGCCCGTGTTGGTGGACGCGGAGCGGTCGCCCGTGTTGGTGGACG